TTGTTACCTTTCCGTATCGTGTGACGAGTTGACGATATGCTCTCTCGTCTCCGGACAGTGCTTTGTATACCAAGTGTTTCACGTTGATCATGATTGTCTCCTTTGTTTGTGTTGTCATGATGTAACCAACCTATCTATTTATTCTTGTCGAGTCAATAGTTTTTTGTGCTTTTTCTTGTCGAAACTTGGACGCGTCCACCTTTGGCCCACCTTTGGCCCACCTTCTCACTTTTCGATAATCTAGGTTGCTCCTATGTTTTCGACGTGCGTCCACGAAGTCCACTCTTTTTTCTCAAATCTTTCTGAGAAAAAGTAATTATAAAGTTTATAGAAAAAGGCTGGGCTTTCTGGGACACAATAAAAAAACCTCGGATATACCGAGGTTATTGAATCTTCAGAAGCTGGCCCAGTTGATGGCCCGTCCAAGTTTTAGCTATTCCATCCAAAAGGGAACCAGCCGCGAACACGCTTCTCCGAGTATGGCATTCTCTTTCGTGCATACTCGTATCCGTTGGACTGGAGAATGTCGTTGATGATGTTTTGATTCTGGCGCGTAGACTTCTCAAGATGTCTATTGCTTTCCTTTGTTGGGTCTGGATTGCTGTACAGTTCTTCGATGATTCTTGCTGTCGTTATAGGAGCCTTCAAGCGCTCGGCAATGTCAAGGACTGCGTCTGTCAAAGGATGCGGATCGGTGAAGTCTTGTGCGCTCTGCTCTCGCAGCTTCTCCTCTTCGTCTGTCAGATAGTGCTGCACGCCTTGATCATAGTGATACAAGACCTCGGACCAGATGAGAGAGAGATCCTTCTTGAGCTTTGCGATGTCGATCTTCTTCTTTCCAAGGTCCACACACCAGAAGCGACGGGAGCCTGTTGCATCGTGCAGGACGTTCTTCTTGTTTGTCGTTGCAACAAAGACAGTCCTTCTTGGGAACTTCTCATTTGCTCGTTTGTACGGGAGTCGGACATCGTCGATCTTTCTTGTCAAGAAGGCCTTCTCTACTTCGACAGACTTCGATCGTCTGGCGAGCTCTTGGATCTCATAGATCAGTTTGCCCTGGATAGACTGGACCGCTTCTTTGTACTTGTCCATGGACAGCTCCGAGTCTCCGAAGTACGTAGAGCCGAGCACATCGGAGAAGCAGAGAGCCTCTAGTGCTGTACTCTTTCCGATTCCCTGTCCTCCGTACAAGACCAGCGTCGTGTCGACCTTGACGGGATTCTGTATCGTTGCATACGCACGAGCAACGACTGACAGCAAGAAGCGAGCAGAATACGATTGATTGATCTTTGTGTCCTCAGCTCCGAGATAGTCAATGAGGAATCGATGCGCTCGTCTCGGGTGCTTCTTTGGGTCCCACTTGCCGCGAAGAGAATCGAAGTGATCAAGTATCGGATTGAAGCGATTCTCCTTTGCAACGAGCTCGACTGCACTCCAAACTTTATCGGCAGTGAAAGCAACGCCCCATCGATCTTCGCACTCCAATCGGATAGAGTCGATGTGATAGTCTGAGATGCGCTCTCTGTCTCCTGCTTCGTTCTCCCAGAATACCAGCTGCGCAAAGTCATCGTATCGGGCCCGACCTTGGAAGAGAGGATAGTGTCTGAGCAGCTGCGTGATGTTGAACAGATTTGCGAGCACTCGATCTCCTGAGTCTGTCCGTCTGACTCGGATCTCAAAGCCGAGATTCTGGAGTGCGACGATGCGCGCGTCCTGGTTGTGTAGTCTTTGTGGATTTGTCATTGTGTTTCCTGTGTTGTTTAAAATAAGGTGAGCTGTTTTTGATGCTGTTGTAGTCTATCTTGTGCTTTTTCGTAATATTCTGTATCAATCTCATAACCAACAAAATCGAATCCTAAGTCATGAGCTGCGAGAGCCGAAGAGCCAGAGCCGAGATGCGTGTCGAGGATCTTGTCTCCTGGCTGCGCGTATCTACTCATTATCCACAAATAAAGATCTACGGGTTTTTGACATCGATGTATTCTATCTAATTGTCTTGAGCTCATTCTAACGACTTTTGACATTTGTTTAAAACTACACCAGGCGAGCTCAGCTTGTGAGAAAGATAGTCCTCTGTTTAAGTTATCCCAAACGATAAAACAGCGACTAGGAGGCAGCATATCACTGAAGTAATTCATACCAAAAATTATTTGATTCTTTGATACTCTTCTTAATTCGTCGAAATAAAGTTGTGAGGGCTTCTTATCCCAACTTTCATATTTATCTAAATCATAGAAAAGTTTTCTCGTTCCTGATATATGACTATGAGCTCCCGCCTCTCGCAATCCATAAGGAGGATCAACGATTGCAAGATCAAATTCGTTGTCTTCCATCTCTCGCATTGCGTCAAGACAGTCTTTGTTATATAGTTTGATATTTGTCATAGTAGTCTCCTGTTGTGTTGTTTAAAATAATGACAATTGTTCGGTGTATTTGGGATTTGACCATTGATTAGCCATAGATTCAGCAATTCCAGAAAAAGTCTTGCTGCGCTCTTTCTTTGTTTTGGTTGGAGGCTGATATGCGCCTCTGTGTGTTGAGCTTACTACGAATGGAGTATATTCTTCGATTATTTTTGTAGCTTTCAAATGTGGAAGATTTTTTAACCACAATAAGGTTCTTTTACTGTAAGGATGTCCGAACATATAAGGCTGTATCACTTGTGTATATTGCGGCATATTAAGGACTTTGAACTGTGTTGGATTTTCTATTGCAATATGTTTGATGGGTGCATTATACAGACTCATGAAAAATTCTTTTGCTTTGAGTGCTTTCTTGTATCTTTCTTCGTTTAAAACCCCCTTAGGATACAAATGTACAGCTCCGGCTCTACTTAAATATGTACAAGGAGGAAAAGCAATCATCATGTCATATTTTCCGCTATATGCCTCTTTGAGTGCATCTCCTTTGATATGCCAATCGGGGAAACCTCCGCTCTGATCTTGTATATCGCATGAATATGCTTCATGTCCTAATTGACGAAAAGCAACACATACAGCTTGGCTTTCTTCGCATGCGACTAATATTTTCATAATGTGTACCCGTTGATTTCTGCAAGGTATCCGACAGACTCCTTCCAATTGCAATTGTTTCGATGATTGCAGTATGCGCTCGGATAGCGAGTCGGATCGATATAGAAGAATGTGCAGTCATTCTTTCCGCATCTCGGACAGGACCAGAGGACAGCGCGCTCTCCTGACTTGCCTCCCTTGATGGTTGCTCCGAGCCAAGAAGCGAAAGTCCTCCGAGCTGCTGGATCGTTTCGTAGAACGTCATACATATATCGTCTTTTGTCGGAGAAGGATACATTCTTCCCGAGCTTCTTGCGATTCTCTTCTGCTCGTCTCAGTCTCTCCTCTTGCTCTTTGCGTCTGCGCTCAAGCTCTATCTTGTATTTGACTTGTTCGTCTCTTGCTCGGTTCTCCCAGTCTAGGATTTTGCCTTCGTTGGATACTTCCCACCAGTCCCGAGTGTGATAGCCGACATAATAAGCGCGCGCTGCATCCTTTGCGCTCTCGTCGAAGACTGCGTCTGCCCCGAACATTTCTGCAAACCAAGTCCGAAGAGCACGATAATAGAATGTATGCTCATGAGCTGGTATGTCATTGCCAAGAGGCAAGACGATTCTGAAGCGGTTCTGCTCGTGTGTGTGTGATACAGACGTATGTATATAGCTCTTGACTCCTCGGACCATTAGATTGGCTCCGGCTTGTCCGATTGTGATTGAGTCATCGATGTCCAGGACAAGACAGCTCAGCTTCGTGACATTCTCGTTTGCTCTCTTTCCTTGGAAGGATGCAGGACTCCATGCTCCTTGCTTGATCTTCGCAACGGGCTCTCTCGACTTGCCGAGGAACCTGCAAAGATTCGTCCAGCTGTACGCGAGTTTTATTTGTCGATCGGGTTGACGTATGTTCGGGAATGCGGTTATACTGTAGATGCGCATTGATTCTCCAATTGTTTGTTTGTTTCCTTAATTGTATCTTTGTGCCTTGTGTTGTTTTGGAGCATCGGATTCTGTGATTATCCGATGCTCTTTTTATTTTCTGCGCTACTGACAAGGATTTCGATCTGCGGATCTTCTCCGTAAGCTGCGTAGAATTTTTTAGCTGTGATGCTACAGACAACAGCATCATCAGGAATAGGTAGCGCGTCAAGCACCGCTTTGACCATGTTATCTAGGTCTGGACGCTTGCTGTGAATGATTCTTTCGCCTTTGCGCATGTATTTGGGACGCTTGACAATAAAGAGCAGCTCGACATGCAGAGCTCCCTCCGGGATACTCATGTCTTTGAGTCTCTCTCTCATGTCTTTGATCCAGTTCTTATAACGCACGGGATAATATGTCCTGCCTTGCTTTGTCACTCTTGGACGAGGACATGCGATCGGTTCGATGTATACTATCATAATGATTCGCCTCTTGACCTGCAAAGCACAGCGTAAATATGTTTGCAGATACCGTGAAAGAATGCACCTTTACAAAGACACACTGCAAAGTCTCGCAGGCCTTCGGGTTCTTCGTACGTTGTGACACGATAGACGGTATCACGCGAGGACAGTACGTCTGCAATCGATACACGATATTGTATTCCTGCGATCGTCTGCTCTTCGTGCTTGATGTCGATGATGCCAACGTCTAGCGCCTTCTTTTTGATGTCGTCTGAGATTATCGGGATCATAGCATATCCTCCAATAGTCCAGACTTGACAATCTGCTGTCCTACCCATTCGGAGCATTGAGGCACGATTGCATTCCCTAACGCTCTAAGTCTGTCCAGCCTATCGGGAATCCCATCATCCACTCTACAAAGAGGGGAGAGAGGCGCATATCTTTTCCAATAGTTTTCTGTGTCAATCCCATCTTTTTGGCTACATGCACTCCGATATTTGTCGGAGCTTTGTCGTATCTTCTCCATTCTGCTGGCGTGTGTGGGCCATTTGCTGCTCCTCCTGCTGTCGGAGTCGGAAGATTTCTGTGATCTCCTGCGCTGTATTTTGCTCCTTTCACAATCAGTCGATGCAAGCCTCCTGTTGATTGTTTGTCCGGATCGGAGGCTGTCGGAGTAGGCAACAGCAAACCATCTTCGTCTAAGATGCGGAGCTCCGAAGTCTCTAGCGGAAATAACTGTCCATTCTGTGCAATACCCGATTTCGGCAAGCGATCCAATGACTTGGCATCCTCCTCGAATAAGCACAGCTGCGACGTTCTCCATGACGACGATTCTCGGTCGTAACTCGCTAATGATTCGTAACATTTCCCACCAAAGACCCGATTTTTCTCCATGTAGTCCCCTTCCTTTACCTGCTAATGATATGTCCTGACAAGGAAAGCCACCGCATAAAATGTCGATCGGCTCCACGTTGTCTTTTGTTATGTTCCTTACGTCGTTGTATATTTTTGCGTCTGGCCAGTGCTTGGCAAGCACCTTTTGACAGAAGGCATTCTGCTCGACTTGCCATATTGTTTCTGATCCTGGGATTGCTCTCTCTAGTCCGAGCTCGAATCCTCCTATCCCTGCAAACAGGCTTCCGATTTTGATCATTGATCGCTCCAGGCTTTGACGCGTGCTTCTT